GTTGCTGTAGAACGTGGTGTGGTTGTCATAATCGACCAGCTCGCCATCGCTATCGCGCTCGGCGTCAGGTGCCTCAACAAGCTTGCTGTAAGCCGTGATATCCAATCCCATCGTCTTGCCCTCGGTTGTTTTCCCAATGCACCCGTCACCAGGTGCATCAGTGAAAAATTCCGTTTTGCTATCCGCCCCATGCGTGGCGCCGCGGTTTCCCCACCTGGCCGGCGTCACACATTTCGTGTTCGGTGTTCTTCGCCGGCTGGCTTGCATGGTTTGGCGTCCTCCCATATGGGGAGTCCGGCAGGTTCCAGAGCCTGCATGGGGATCGAAGTTTGTGTTTCGCGCTATGCCCGTTTCCGGGGATCGATCCGCGAAGATTCCTGACTGTTAAAGAGCGGCGGGTCTGTTGAGGCCCTTCGCAGTGGCTGTGTGTCGCTGCGATGGGCCTAGTAAACAACACGTTTATAAACACGTCAACAACCTTTGTTTATTTTGTTTATTTCTGGCAAAAAAAAGCCCGCGCGTGGCGGGCTTCTTTGTGAGGAGGACGCGTTTTTTGTTAGAGCTTGCTTGCTGCGCTTTTGACTTTGTCGTCGCCGTCTTTAATCGATCGTGTTATTGAGCTGACCGTGCGGATCGTGGCAGAGCTCGTATTGATATCTCCGTCGAATTTCTGAAGGATGATCTCAACATTTTTACCCTGCCACTCAAGGGACTCATTCGCGAAAGAACCACCTCCCTTCGTCTTAACAGTCTCCAAAGACTTTTTCGTAGGCTGCCCGTATTTGGCTATGAAAACCTCAGCAAGCCGGGAGAAGTCCTCAGTCGACGCGGTCAGGTAGAAGGAATCCACTGCACTGTTTTTGGCCATCGCCGACAACTGATATCCACCTACAAGGCCAATTGACGGTGCGCCCTGTATGACGTAAAGGTTTTGGTATGGAGCCTCGCGGCACATTTCCTTAGGCAACTCATACCCAGACGGACAGAGCGGTATCGAATACTCCAGTTTTTTATCGAATCTGATGCCCATAAAGCTGTCAGGTTCTTGGGCCCACACGGCTGGCGCCGTAGGTTTTTTTGCAGCCAGCGCCGCACCTGACAGGCAGGTTGCTAGAAGGCAGATTGCTAATTTGTAATGCATGGGATCCCTCCGATTTCGATTCCCGAATAGGCAGGCACGCCTTAATAAAGAACTGACGACCAAAAAACTTTGCCAAGCACCGTTATGTTCTTATCCACCAGTTCCTGGGCCGTGTATTCCTCGTCGCGGTGCTCGTCGACATTGAAGCTTCGCATTCGAATGCCGCCGCCAGGAATGCGGTAGAGCGTTTTTACGCGCAACTCACCGTCGTGATTCACGGCATACATTTTCCCGTCCCTGACCATTGTGGAGGACAGGTCCACGCCTACAGTGCTCCCATCAGGCAGCACTGGCTCCATGCTATTGCCGTGGACAGTCACGCAAACCGCTTGATCAGGTTGAACGCCCTGATTTCGAAGCGTCATCTTCCCAAATCTAAGCTTCCTAGTACTCGAACGCTGGACGGCAGTTCTCCCAGATCCGGCGGACAGCTCAACCTCTTTTAAGAATGGAATTTCAACCTCGTCGTCATCCAGTGGCGTGTCGTCATCCCAAACGTCGATAGGCCCGATCATCGTGGCATTGGACGGGGGCACGTAAGGCGCAGGCGGGCCATCGAATGACACATTGCCGGTCTCCAGCCATTCGACGGATACCTGAAATTCCCGAGCAGCCAAAAACGCTGCGCGAGCAGGCAGTCCGCGCTTGAACCAGTTGTTCAAAACCTGGGGGGTCACATTGAGCTGAGAGGCCAAAGCTTTTGGCGTTAGCCCTCTCTCAAGCATTAGCTGTCTTAGGCGGTCGCCTGAATTCTTGATTTCCATAAACACAAAGTTTACCGGGCTTGTCTTGTTTATTAAATAAACGTATCGTTGACTGGTGTTTACTCGCCAGCGGCGGATTGTTTATGAAACCTACACCTCTTGAACGCGCAATTTCGGCTGCCGGGTCCGGTAAAGCCCTTGCCTATCTGCTGGGAGTGACCCCTATGGCGGTCTCCTATTGGAAAGTCAGAGGTGTGCCCGCTCGCCAAGCTCTTCGCATCGAGAGCGCTACCGGCGTCTCTCGTCATGAATTACGCCCGGATCTTTATCCAGACGAAACCAGTAAAGCCGCATAACCATTTTTCCATCACCAAGGAGCATCACCCGTATGGCCTTTGACAACCCGGCCCACAAACGTAGCGAAGTGATCAAGACCCGTCACAAGCCCGAGGAAGCTCGGAAGTTGCGCATGGAAGCCCGTTTGGCCGGCATGCAGTTGGCGACCTACGTCTACGAGCTGGCGAACCTGGCTCGCAGCCTGGGCGCCGCCGATCTTCTTCGAGAACACCACGGGGCCAGCAAGCAGGATAAATCGGCTTAAGACCCCTATGGAGGGCCTATGCCTGAAACAACATTCGAAATGCTGCCGCTGGAGGTGCAGGAAGAGGTTCGACAGCTGAGTGTCGATCTCGGATGGAGCCTTGAAAGAGCGGCAGATGAATACCTTGAGATGGGCAGGTCGCTAGCGCTTCAAGCCCAGCTCAAACAGGTACGGCGAAAAGCGCCTGTGCTTTCGCTGGTAGGACACAAAAAGGGCCTCGATTAGGACTCTTTGTGAACACAGAAGGGGCAGTCACTTTCCTTCGGACGAAAAAAAGCCGGGATTGCAGCCCGGCTCTCTTAAAACGCGTTGTGGAGCAAATCATGCACCAATCAATCCAAACGATCAATACCCCGGCCAGTGTCGCGACACAATTTGGCAACGGTGAAAACGTGTCGCGTACCTCTATGTCTTCTCGCGAGATTGCCGAACTGGTCGGCTCGCGCCACGACAAGGTTAAGCAATCCATCGAACGACTTTCCGCGCGGACCGACGCGAATGGAAACCCTGTGATTGCTCTTCCCCCAATGGGGGAATACCTCGACAGCCTCGGCCGCAAGGCTTCCGAGTATCTGGTCTGCAAGCGCGACAGCTTCGTAGTGGTTGCCCAGCTCAGCCCGGAGTTCACTGCCGCGTTGGTGGACCGCTGGCAGGAGCTGGAAGGCCAGATCGCCCAGCCTCGCGAACTCTCCCGCATGGATCTCATTCAGATCGCGTTCGAGGCCGAGCAGCAGCGTCTGCAGCTTTCGATCCAAGTCGAAGCCCAGGCCACCAAAATCCACTCCATGGAGAACCTGTTCAAGGAAGGGATGACCCACACCCAATTCTGCAAGGGCCTCAATGGGGTCAACGTCATGCAGGTGGGCAAGTTCCTCGAGGGCCGCAACTGGCTCTACAACGAGAGCAAATCTGGCCTGCGCTTCCGTGTGGCGTCCTACGCCCGCGACAAGTACATGACCGAGCATCAGCACGAAGTCACTCCCCACGGCAAAGAGCCGTTCATTTCCTTCACGCCGGTCCTGCTCAAGAAGGGTGCCGTGCGCCTGTACGACCTGTACCTGGCTGGCGAGCTGCCAATGAAGAAGACCTGGGACGGACTGTTCACTCATGACAAAGCACTCAAGGGGGCCGCGTGATGGCTCGCATTCGTACCGTCAAGCCCGAGTTCTGGTCGAGCGAGCAGGTCATGTCCTGCCGTCCGATGGCTCGGCTGCTGTTCATTGGTCTCTGGAATTTCTGCGATGACGGCGGAAACCACCCGCTGGCACCGCGAACCATCAAGGCCTTGGTGTTCCCCGGTGACGACATCACCACCGAAGAGGTGAGCAATCTCCTGGGTGAGCTGGAAGGCGCCGAGCTGATCCAGAGCTACTGGGTGAACGGGAAGAACTACTTCCACGTCCGCGGCTGGAAGCACCAGAAGATCGAGAAAAAGAACTTCAAATACCCCGGACCACCATCAGAATTCGACGACCAGTCGGAGAGCATTCGCCAACAATTCGCCGAGGAGTCGTCGACTGATCGTCGACCGGTAGACCCCGGAAGGGAAGGGAAGGGAATAGGAGAAGATCAACACAACTCACTACACGCGGGTGAGGAAAATTCGGTCGACCCAAAGTCACCAACCGAGATGACCCTCGACTGGGTACCTGACCAGAAGCTGCTGAAGTCCTACGCGCTGCGCATGGCGATTCCAGTCGCTGAGTTCACCAGCGAGGCGACCGCCGCATTCGTCTGCCACTACTCGGCCTCTGGCCGCGTCGAGACGCAGGCCTCTTGGGTGAGCCTGCTGGTCAAGTGGATTAAGCGCGACAACGCAACGGCCAGCAATGTCCGCCAGTTCCCGCCGCGTCGACAGCCTGCCGAGCCTGACTTCGAAAGCAATGCCTGGGCCGAAGGGCTTGTGGTGAGCCCATGAAGCCAGCCAACCAACTGATGGCGACCATGGGCAACCTACCGCCGGCCGCGCAGACCAAGCCACTCCATGTGACGACTCAGACGGTCGATGTTGTGAACGATCTGTTCCAACGTCTGCGCGGGATCTTCCCGGCGTGGCGCCAAGCGTGGCCGTCCACTGAAGCGCTGGACGCCGCCAAGGCTGAGTGGCTCAAGGAATTTGCCGATGTTGGCATCCGCACGCTGGAGCAGATCGAATTCGGTATCCAGAAGTGCCGCAAGCTCAAGAAGCCTTTCGCGCCAAGCGTTGGTGAGTTCATCGCCATGTGCGTTCCGAGCCCTGAAGACTTCGGCATGCCTGCGCCGGCCGATGCCTGGCTCGAAGCGCTGATGGGCGCCTACAGCCATGCAGCGGTGAAGCTCGCGTCGGAAGCGACGGGCCTATTCGACCTGCGTGCAGCAAAGCAGGAAGACAAGGGGCTGCGCGCACGCTTCGACCGCAACTACGAGGTGATCCTTCGCCGCGCTCAGGCCAACCAACCGCTGGACGGCAAGATCGCCACGGGCATCGGCCACGACAGCCAGAAAACCGAGCTGGAATTGGCCGAGGAGTTCGCCAGCCAGCGGCAGGCTCGACTGCTGGCCACTCAAGGCGTCCCAACCACTGGCGCCGCAGCACGGGCGCAGCTGCTCGCCAAGTTCGGCAAGAAGACCACGGAGCAACGGACATGACCATCGACAAACAAAAACTCCAGAAGCTGCTGTGGGCCGAAGCCGCGTCATTCCGTGCCGACTGCGCAGACTGGAAGCGCAACACCGAGGCGCTGCAGGAATTCCTCGGGGAGAAGACCGTGGAGGAGGTGGCGCTGGAGCTGCTGGCGGAGAACGAGCGGCTGAAGACCTTGCGGAGCACAACCGAGCGTGATCTTGCGCAAGAGCTTGAGGTTTGGAAGCACGGTCCATCCTGCTGGAATTGCGGTGACACTGGTGATGTGCATGACATTGTCGGCGAATGGCGTGGCCAATGCGATTGCAATGCAGCCAAGTTGATTGATGTTTCTAGCGAGCGCGACCAGCTCAGGGCCGAGAACGAGGCGCTGCGCAAAGCGATGGCCGACGTCGACGGCGCGCTGGAGCGTGAATACTGGAGCGAGTACGCCGGGCTTGAAGAGACTCGCGCCATTCTCGATGCCAGCCTGAGCAAGGAGGTGCAGCCATGAATCCGCTGATCGTTCGGCAGATGCAACCTTGCCCGGTGAGTTGCGTTTCAACGTGCCTTGCGATGCTTGCCGGTCGACCTGCTGCCGAGGTCATCGATGAGCTGCACAAGCCATACCGCGAGGGCGAGTTGACCATGCGCGAAATGCTCGAATACCTCGGGATCAAATACACGGCGTTTTTCAGTGTCGACAACCCGCCGCTGGCGGACGAGGGCGTTTATCTCTGCACTGCGCCGTCGCTCAATATCGAAGCTGGCAATCACCAGATCCTGATCGAGGTGACCGATGAGGGTTACTTTGTGATTGACCCGGTCCAAGGCCGCGAGGATCGCAAGTATTACGTGCCGCGCGGCCAGGGCAACGGTGATCCGCTCGCAATCGATCTCGGAGGGTTCGTCGTCGATGCGTTCGTCTCACGTTCCCACCTGGTGGAGAAATACACGAACGCTATGGCGACGGAGGTTGCGGCATGAACGAGTTCGCAATTCGCAGCCAGCGCGATATCAGCCGCCTCATGGGCGTCCTGCATGCAACCGACTTCACCAAACCCAAGATCGTGGTCATCAAGGACGAGAAGCGCCCAGACGTCTGCAACCGCAAGATGTGGGCAATGCTCAAGGACGTATCAGAGCAGGTGATCTGGCACGGCAAGAAGCTGACCAGTGAGGACTGGAAGTGCCTCTTCAGTGCCTCGCTGGAGAAGCAGCGCGCAGAGCCTGGCCTCGACGGTGGCTTCGTGGTGATGGCCGTATCGACCCGCAAGCAGTCGCAGAAATGGTTCAGCGATCTGTTCGAGCTGATGCATGCCTTCGGCGCCGAGCATGGCGTTCGTTGGACGGAGCAGGACAAGTGGGGAGGGCGGTATTGATGAGTGCGTCAGAACAATTCTGGATTGTGATTTTCTTCGCCGTCGTCATTGGCTTGATTGCTGGCCACTTCATCGACAAGCGCCGCCAACGGTCAATCGAGGACTTCGAACGTAAGCGCCGCGAGCGGAAAGCGGAAGTTGAGCGGGCCGCGAGGAAAGCGCTATGACCATCGAACGGAAGCCAGCCAAGCCGAAGAAATGCCGCGTTACCGCATGCAGGGCCTCATTCGTCCCGGCACAGCCATTTCAAACCTGGTGCTCACCCGACTGCGCGGTAACGATCATCCGCCAGCGGCAGGAGAAGCAGCGCAAGTCTTTCGCCCAGCGCGAGCGCCGGGAGATCCAGGTGCGCAAGGAGAAGCTGAAGAGCAGGGCGGATCACCTTCGCGAAGCCCAGGCCGCAGTGAACGAGTATGTCCGCCTGCGTGACGCGCACCTGCCGTGCATCAGCTGCGACTCGATGCCGAACGACAACGACCTGATGACCGGAAGCCGCTGGGATGCCGGGCATTACCGATCCGTCGGCGCCTGTCCGGAGCTGCGTTTCGAGCCGCTGAACATTCACCGACAGTGCGTGAAGTGCAACCGCAACCTGTCCGGTAACGCGGTCGAATACCGCATCCGGTTGGTGCAGCGCCTCGGTGCTGAAACCGTGGCATGGCTCGAAGGGCCTCATGAGCCCCGCAAGCACACCGTCGAAGAAATCAAAACCATCAAGGCCGAATACCGAGCCAAGACCCGCGAACTGAAGAGGGCTGCAGCATGATCTATCCAAGCGTTCTGAACGCAGTTGTTTCGGCCCTCGCGGCTGAGGCGATCGACAACACCAGCAAGCAAGCGTGGCAGAAGCTGTACAACTCTGCCGACGAGGATGAGGGTGGCGATCTGGCGACTCTGGTCCGTTCCCGTGGTGCCGACAGCATCGACCGCACTCAGGTTGATTGCTGGGTATCCGCCCGGCTGCACAGCGCACTCGAGCAGAAGCACTGGGATGCGCTGGTGGCGAAGTACAGCACCCACAAGGGTCGCAAGGTGCAAGCGATCGCGGCGCTGCAAACCCAGATCAACACCCCGGCGCCGAAGCTGTTCCTGTTCAAGGCGACCACTGCCTGGGCTATCCCGCAGTTGAAGGGCGCGCGGCCGAAGGTGGCGACATCAGTGTCTGTCGAGATCCCAATCGATGCGCCGGAGTGGCGTCGTGAGGCAGTGGTGAAGGCTGCGCTGGCAGCCGGTCAGGCGAAGGTGAAGCGTGACAGCTCCCGATCTGCCGACATGATCGTACTCAAGGACAGCTTTTACGACATGAACACCTGGGACAACGACGGCACGCCGGAGTCAACTCGCCGCCGGTGGCGTCAGGATATCGGCAAGGCTGCTGACGACCTGGTGAACGATGCTCTGGCACACGTCGCTGACATTCTGGGGGGCGAAGGTTTGCTGGTTGAACAAGCTGCGTGATTGCCTGTTGACATCAGTGAGCGAATGAGCGAAATTAATCCCATCCTGTCATTCCTGCGCGTATCGAGGAGTGACAAACGAAACCCGGCCACCGCGCCGGGTTTTTTATTGCCTCGAATTTACCTGTAGCCAGGACAGCCCTCGGGAAGGCCTGGACGTCGATAGCCGGATAGTGCGACGTACGGAATCAACGCCGGCAGCCCGTGCACCCTGACCTCAAACTTGCTTTCAGGGTGGCGCGAGACAGTAACAGCGAGATCGATGCAAAGGGGCGTCGACGCTGGGATGGTCTTTGGCCGACAGCTCGGAAAGACGAGCGCACCTATTCAGGGCCTCTGCATTTGCGGAGGATTTTTTGTTTTCGGCTCCCCACACCCATAGCCCCGAGCTGGGAGTGCAGCGGACGCCGGATTTATCAATCTCCCCAAGGGGGAGGCAACCCGGATGCCAAACATGCCTGACAAGCCAGACACATGGGCCAAGCTCTGGCTGGCGTTGAGCAATCCGCTAATGGCGGGCGTCATCATGGCCATCACCGTTTGCTTGCTTCGCGTCATCTACGACGGAAAAGAAACCAGCGTACGCCGGATCATTTTCGAGGCGCTCATTTGCGGATCGCTGAGTCTGGTCGCGTCCAGCGTTATCGAGTGGATGGCCTGGCCTTCAAGCCTATCGATCGCCGCCGGAGGGACTATTGGGTTCCTCGGCGTGACAGCCATTCGCGAACTGGTGACCCGATTCCTCGGTCGCAAGGCGGATGCCGCATGAAGACCTTCGCTGCAGCAATCATCATCGCCCTGGTCGGCCTGCTGCTCATTGGGATTCAGCAGTCGCGCGTCGTCGCCCTTCGCGGGGAGGTGGCATTCGAAGCCAGCGAGAAAAAGAAGGCGGTCGACGCCAACCTCGAAAGCCAGGCCACGATCACGACGCTGCGCGCCGAAGCCCAGCGCAACGCCGATTACCAGAAAGACCTGAACAAGCGTTTACAGGCCAGTCAGGCCAAAGCCA